CCAAATAGAGCTGCCCGTTGGTCCGGCCCTATGGCGTTGCCTTTTGACGACACTCTTAGGTTTGGTTCAGCCGCGGCCCGTGTGAAAGGCCGTAGGCTAGATTCGGTTGCACGTACTAAGCTAAAGGATTTGCTTGGTAATGGACCTTATTTCTACGATTTTGGTCCTTTAGAAGTCGTTGACTCTTCATCAAAGCAGTTGACTGTGAAAATGACTTCTGTGCAAACCGTCTATGTGTCGTCGGTTGTTGAGGACAACTCTTATGTTACCTATAAGTTTGTGCCTGGCGTCAATGAATGGGTTGAAACAGAGCCTGTTCTGCATAAACCCACAGCTTTGGTTGGTGTTCTCTGGCGTGAATATAATCGCTATAAGGACAAAACTGAGTCTCTCTCCCAAGAGCTCTCCCAACTTAGGCTTGAACACTCACTGTTGCGCCATGATTATGAACGTGTACGTCCTCAGCAACCGGCAACCCCTAGGTGCCGGTTAGGGTTTATCACAAAGTTACTTATTGGCTTGCTTATTGGCTCTTTAATGGCACACTCCACCCTTGCATACAAAACACCTGGGACTGGTTTGTTGGGTGAGTGCTTGGATACCGATGTTATCGACGGTAAACAAGTTTGTGTGAACTTTCTCCCTTGGAATGAGACTGAGACCAATCCCACTGATGGCGATAAGACTACTACTATTAGCTGGGATCATGAAGGTCTTCTTGACTTGTTAGTCTTGATAGCTCCTTATCTGGTCTCCTGGCCTATGATAGCAACAATGGTTGGCTTCTTCTATGTTGCCACAGCTGAACAACCTGCTTACATGCTGGTTTCCTTACTCTTGGCAACATATTCAAAGGCCCAAGTTCTGGCCCTTGCTGGCCTACCATTCATGGATATGCCATCAGTTGTTACGCTTTGGGTTTCAATGCTTGTCCATTCATATGATGCTGTCCTTTCATTGTGGGTGGCTCTTCTTCTGGCCGCATTTACCTTATCAGCAGGTGTCTTCATGCCCGATGTACGCTACTCTGACCTGGTCCGTGGCCAGTTAGTGGTTTTCCTTGTTCTCGTCTTTAACTATCTTGTTGTTATGATGTCTTTACCTAACTGGCTTGTCTTCTCCCTTGTCGTTGGTTATAGGGTCCTGCGTGTCTTGACTTTTCTCGTCGCTGAGAAGGTTGAGGTCCGCGGCCCTGACGGTAAGGTTGTAGAAACTCGTACCTCCATGCCTGCGTGGATTAATAAGGCATCTAACTTTTTGCAAACTAAATTCCATCAGAAGATAAGAACAGGTATTTCACCCACAGCACGGGTAATCCCAAATGGGGTTATCGTCGTTGAGACCCAGGATGGCTCAGGAACAGGTTTTAGGTGCCGTAACTACTTAGTCACTGCAGGACATGTTGTGACGGGCACGGAAACACCCAAGATCCAGTGGGCTGGTGTCCCTGCCTACTCTAAAGTTGTCCATCGTGTGCCGGATAAGGACATAGCTTTTCTTGCCATCCCTCAAGAGCTACAGGATCTGCCCTCCTACCGTCTGGCAAAGAAGGTTGAGGATGGCCCTGTAGTTATCACATCTTTGGAAGATTCAGGTGTTTTGTCAGTTGCTGTCACTGAAGGTGTTATAGTGACTGATTCCATAACTTATGCCGTTCAAACTCGGAATGGTATGAGTGGTTCACCTGTTACTAACTTGGATGGTAGGATCCTTGCAGTACACCAAACTAATACCGGCTTTACTGGGGGCGCCGTCATATTGACTGATGAGGACTTTCCACAACCTAAGAAGTCAGCCCGTGAACAGCAACTTGAAGCTCGTATCAAAGAGCTTGAGGCAGCAATGAATCAGTCATCTAATCATGAAGACATTGTGGAGCTTGTCAGAGCTGCAGTGGCCCGAGAATTTAAAGTGCTTCGCACTGAGCTTTCTGCCACCACCTTTACCCAGGCGAAAGGTAAAAACAAGAAACATCATCGTCGTCGTGGTGGGAAGAAGCGCCGTGCTGTCTGGTCAGAAGAAGAGTACAAGGAACTCCTAGAGAAGGGTTTCTCCAAATCACAACTACGTGACATGGCCGAGGTTCTTAGGTCTCATGAGGAAGATCCGTTTGGTTCTGACACTGAATCGGAAGGGGGTTTTCCTGAATGGTCCGATGTTAGTGATGCTGAATCAATTGAACGGGAGTGGTTTGGTCAGTCCTGGGAAGACTGTAAGCCTGTTAAGGAAGAGCCTCAAGACACACTTCCTGTGCATCTCAAAGAGAAGTACACCTTGGATGCCTATGTCATTAGCAAAGAAGAATTGAGATCTTTTGCTAAGGAGTTCAAAGACTATGTTGACAAAGTTGAAGCACTAATTGATAAAACTGTTCAACAGGGTAAGTGGTTACCATCAGTTAACCCCACAGCTATAATTGAGGAACTTAACGATCTATGGTTTGGCCTCAACATGCTGATGTGGGAGAAAGGCTTGGTTCCTTTTACTCAAAGGAAGAAAATCAAGCGTAGGGTTCAAAAAAACTCCAAGGGGGCCCCCAAGAGGGGCCCATTACCTACTCCATGATGGACCTCAAAGCTTGGCGACGCTCCCTGTATGAGGTTGAGCGTCGCTTAGTGCCAGAGGACTACCCGCTTATTGGTGGGGTGCCCCTGGACAGGCCTATCTCTGACTGGGATGAACCTATTGATGACTTACTCTTAATGTTGCCAGCATTTAAAGAAGATCTTAATTACACTCCTGCTGTTTGGGGACCTGAGGCCTATACTAAATCTTTTGAAAAATTTACCTATAGAGAGCCTTGCCCTAATATAGCCGCCACGTACCCACGTGAGTGGTCTTTTGCAACAAAAGCTCTGAGGAGGGAGTACTCTTTTCTTGCTGATTCTGTTTTGACTGACATTGCTGCTACATCTAAGAATGCTGACTCGACCCCAGCTTACCCTAAGTCTCTTTATTGGAAAACTGAAGCAGACTATCTTGGTGAGCGAGGATATCAGGATTACATTAGGCAATTGGATGCCATTTACTCCGGAGAACGTCCAGATGTCCTATGGTACCTTTTCTTAAAGAAAGAGATCCTGAAAGTGGAGAAAGTTGTGCAATCTGATATAAGACAAATCGTTTGTTCTGACCCTATATTTGCACGTATAGGATGTCACTTTGAAGAAGATCAAAATGTCAGGATGAAAAACCACACTAAGACACGCTCTGGCCAATGTGGTTGGTCGCCCTTCTTTGGTGGCTTCAATGACAGGATCAAGCGGCTATGTGCTTGTGACCCTGACTGTTACATAGAATTTGATTGGACACGCTTTGATGGTACTATACCCAATGAGGTGTTTATGCACATCAAGAGAGTCCGCTACTCCTTCTTTGCGAAGGAGTTTAGGACGAAGCGTGTCAAAGAAGCTTACCAATGGTACTGCGAACAACTTTTACACAGGCACGTTGTGCTCCCCTCGGGCGAGGTGACATTGCAGACCCGTGGAAATCCTTCTGGACAAATCTCCACTACCATGGACAATAATATGGTGAATGTGTTTCTTCAAGCATTTGAGTACGCCTATCTGCACCCAGACTGTACAGATGATGAGCTTGAGGCAAACTGGTCTCGTATGGACACCCTAGTCTATGGTGACGATAGACTATCAGCATATGTTGGCCTACCCGCCAATTATGTGGAGAGGGTTGTGACAATGTATTCAGATGTCTTTGGTATGTGGGTGAAACCAGAAAAGGTTATTGTCTCCCCCAGTATCATAGGTCTCACTTTTTGTGGTCTTAGAATTATTAGTGATGGTACCGCCTTCTTACCTGTTCCAGCTGAGACCAATAAGCTTATCTCTGCTCTCATTAAGCCAACCAAGAAATTACAAGATGTGATGACCCTCTATGGGAAACTCCTTTGCTATCGCATCCTTGGCCATAACCTCCCTGATGACAACAAGTTTAAGGCCTACATTTTGGTGGCCTTGGAGGTTGTTGCTAGGCACATCAGGACACGTTGTGGTGATGAGCCACTCCGCTTTACTGATGAGATGCTTGACCGGCTTTGGGGGGGCGGACCAAAGGTCGGATATGGCTGGTGATAAGCTCAACGCATCTGCCAAAGCGGCACCTTTCGCTAAGGAGGTTGCCAAGGAAGTTGTTAAGGAGGAGAAAAAAACTCAGGCACGTAGGCGGAAATGGTATAAGCCCCGTCGACAACAAAATCAGCCCCAACAACAATCCAAGCAACGGACTACTGTGAGCAAACAAGTTGCAAAGAAATTAAAGCAGGAAGGCTTGGAAGGACCACGGCCCCGCTTCTCAGTGCGAGTCTCGGCAACTATTGGGAAGATAGGGCCCAATAAAGAACAGGGACCTGAACTTCAAATTTCAACTTTTCTTCATCCCTCCCTTATGAAGGAACCAAATGATGGCACCAACTTTGGGCCTCTACAGGCCGCTTCAGCGCAGTGGGGCTTGTGGCGCCTTGCAGGCTTAAAGATACGCTGTACGCCCCTGGTTGGGCCGTCAGCGGTGACAGGCTCAGTTTATAGGCTTTCCTTGAATCTTACACAATCACCCGGTAACACTTCCTGGGGTGGTTTGGGTGCACGTAAACATATTGACGTGCCAGTTGGGAAGCAGTCAACTTGGAACCTTCATAGGGGTGACTTGGCCGGCCCGCGACAGACGTGGTGGATGACTGACACTAATGAGGAGGGCGGTCAATCTTGTGGACCTATGGTTGAGATCCATGGCTTAGGGAAAACTTCTTCTACTTATAAAGACGCCGACTGGGTTGGTGATCTTTTTATTGTAGAGGTGGTTGGACGCTGGGAGTTCACCAACTACAATGCCAAACCAGCCCTTGGAACACTAGATCGTGTGACCGAGGACGTTCAAGCCGGTATTGAGGTTGGCTCGGACGGGATCATGACTATGACTCTCCCCCAGCGTTCTAATTTAGTTAAGCATATGTCCACAGCTTATGAAAAGCTACCACTGAATGCCCTTACGGTGGGTGAAACCATCTGGCAGATAGTTGATGAAGGTGCCGGCCTCATTTCATCTGCGGTGCCCCCGCCTTTTGGCTGGCTCATAAAAGGCGGTTGGTGGTTTGTTAAGAAAGCTATTGGTAGGTCTAACACGGATGGGACTTACTATGTCTACGCTTCTCTTGCAGACGCTCAAAATAACAAACCTGTTGAGGCAACTCCTTTTTCACGTATACCTGCCCAGACCACCATTGCATCCACCCAGATTAATGCACCTAACACTGGGCCATCTTCTTCTCTGGTTATCTCTACCCCTTCGGGTTTGTTACCAGAGGATCTTCCATCCACGGCCACCACCTTTGAGGTTGTTGGTTATGTGTCAGCCATGTTTTCTGTTAACCAGAATACAACACATTCCCCAGTTATTAATAATGTGTTCCCAGTAAAGGGCCAAGATGCTAGTGATTACGCATTTTCCATTATGCAGAATCCTACCCAGGTAGCTGGTAAAGGCATGGGTTGTCTAATCTTTCAGTCTGAGCCGGTATTTCTTAGGTTAAACCTAGACACGTCAGCGTCCACAGTAGATAATATCTTCTTGCTTGATGACACACCTGGTATCGGCTGGACTGTTAATTTCAATCTTCCATCTAACCCAATTGCCAACTGTGCAGATGTGTTGGCGTATAAGCATGAGAAGTGGGGAGACGACCTCAAGTTCTCATCCTGGCTTGTGCGCTTCACGAAGGAAATCCCTGAGTCATCTGGCAACTTCTACTGCCTTGTTTCTGCTCCAGTCATTTCCAATGTGGACCAGGCGCCAGTCACCATAGTTTTTAATAAAGTGGCAACTCCTAAGTTGTCCACTTCTTCCTCGTTGTCACATATGCGGGTTTCTGTCTCCTCTGTGCAACCTGGTACCTATGGTGTCATTTACACCCTTGGCAACTATAATGTGACTGACGCGACTGGAGTGGCCTCTGCACCAACCCTAACGGGTCCTGTTAATGATAGGGTAGTACCTGGCCCCTTTCGTGCAGTAACTGGGATTACACCTATTTCGCTCACGACTCAGCTCCCAAATTACTTTCCCTTGTGGGCGAACTTCTTTCGGCCGGCATCCCGTCCGACCATGATTGACACTCTGATGGAGCAAATTCAGCAAAGATTTGGTCTGAAGCCCGTTGAGCCAGACTATAATTCTGATGATGAGAGTGATGTAGAGCCTACTGCTGCTTCCAAATTTGCCAAGCACAGCATGTATGATGCTCTCCGTGATTCTGATTGGGATCACGTTGATGCCGATGCTCTCATCCATTTTATTTCGAAGGCATCTAATCGCCCCCGAGGCCACGCCGAGTAGGAACGAGGGTACAGGGGCCCAGATCTTTAATTGATTTCTTTCAGATTTCTTTTAAATTGATTTTCTTTTTTTTCTTTAGGCAAAAAAAAAAAAAAAAAAAAAAAAAAAAAAA